CAACCAAACCATACGGACTGGAATTTACTTTTTATTCTAAAACTGCCTATTTGCCAATTGAAACTATAACCCGAACCATCGAGAAAATAACAGAGCAAATGCGGCTTTTTGTCGTTGTTAAAGATTCAAATACTGCCGTTATTGACCGATACGCAATCATAATCAACAATAAAGCCAGCGAAAATAAGGTCGTGGTGCGTAGAATTGTTTAGCCCAAAACTATATTTTACAAACATTTTTCACAGGCTCACAGAAAAGATAGGAAGTGGGTATCGCATACTATTCTGTCGTGGCGGGACCAGCTCAACCAAAACGTGGTCAATTTTAGAGATTTTAATCATAAGGGCAAAAGAAGGGGCTTATGTCAATGTGATCGGGCTGACCTATAAACATTTGGCACTTGGCGTGCTGCGCGATGCAATGTTGATTTGCCGTATGATGAATATCCCGTGGTCAGAATACTATAAATCCACCGAGCACGTCTTGAAGTTTCCCGACGGCGGACAGATTAACTTCCTGTCTATCGATAAAATAGACACGGCCCACGGTATTCGTTCGGGCGATTTGTACATCAATGAGTGCAATTACCAGTCGTGGGAGATTGTCGACCAGCTCATATCCCGTACCGCGGGGCTTGTATTCCTTGACTGCAATCCATCCAAGAAGTTCTGGATAGTGGATAAGATTCTAGAAAACCCCGCATATGAAGGCGTGGTATACGAAGACGTCAGCACATATAAAGACAACCCTGCGCTTGCACCGGCTACGATACATGCGATTGAATCCCACGATAGAAATTCAAACTGGTGGCGCGTTTATGGACTCGGCGAATGGGGCGCACACGAAGGACTGGTATTCCATAACGTTAAAATTGGCGAAATGCCAACGGAGTTCAAAGATAAATACAGACAGAGATTCGGAATTGACTGGGGGTTTGCTGCGGACGCGTTCGCGTTTGTCAGTGGATACGTGGTTGAAAAGGACTTATACCTTACCGATGAGATTTACATGCACCACGCCCTGAATAAGGACACAGCGCCCCTTGTAAAGGAAATTGCCGGACATAAGAAGATTATCTGCGATTCTGCCCGCCCCGAAGCCGTGGCCGAGTTTAACAGCGTCTATGGATTGAATTGCGTATCTGCCAAAAAGCCCAAAGGGTCGGTTGAAGGCGGATACCAAACCCTGCAATCGTTCAATAATATATACATTGATCCAAAGTGCCGAAATATTTACCGAGAATTTACTTCGCTGGAATACCACAAAGACAAAAACACGGGCGACTTCACAGGGGAAATAGAAAAGGGGCAGGACGACCACTGCATCTATGAAAACGAGCGGGTTGTCACAGATAAAGGGCGCATCAAGATAAAAAATATCAAGGCTGGCGATATGGTATTGACGCGCGCAGGTTATCAACGTGTAAAAAGAGCGTGGCAGACTGGCACAAACGTAATTGGAAAGAAAATATATCTGTCAAACGGGAAAACATTAAAGGCAACTGGAAATCATAAAGTATTGACTTTACGTGGATTCTGTGATATAGATACCTTACGATATGATGATAAGGTGCTAATATGCAAAAGGCAAAAACAGTTATCTACGATGGGTTGCGTTGGCGGCGATACCCTGACGCGGATGTCCGAAGCGATCGGGTGTATTATAAATCGGGCCACGGTTACCTTCATAGATATATTTGGCAAAAACACTTTGGAAAGATTCCCGAAGGATACCATATCCACCACAAAGACCAAAACCCAGAAAACAATGCAATCGAAAACCTTGAATGCATCACAATTAAAGAGCATCTGTCGGGACATATGTCGCAAGAGCGTAGAGAGTGGGCAAGGCGCAATATCAAAAAAGCAATCGACGCTGCGGTGCATTGGCACAAATCGCCCGAAGGTAGAAAATGGCACTCGCAACACGCAAAAGACCAAAACTTCGGCAATCAAACATTTGGCGAACGAAATTGTAAAGTTTGTGAAAAAAAGTATATTGCTAATACAAAAGAACAAAAATTCTGTTCCAATGCATGCAAAAGCACATACCGACGCCGACAAGGATTTGATAACATTGTTAAAAATTGCGAATGGTGTGGCACTGAGTTCTCATCAAATAAATATGTTAAAAAACGATTTTGTTGTCGCTCGTGTGGTATGTATGCACGACATAAAGCTAAAAAGAGTATTTGATCTTAAAGTTGAAAATTGCCCCGAATTCTTTGCAAACGAAATTCTCGTTCATAATTGTATAGATGCTGTCAGGTATATGATAGAAGACATTACCCTGACCAAGAAAAGCATCCGCGGGATGTTCTTAAATATGCCAGCAATTGACATAAAAGAAACAATCGACAGGGAAAGTCTATCAATGCAACCAGATTTGTCTTTGAAGGACTTTCTGTTATAATTGACTTTTTACAGAAAAATAGTATTATACAAAAAAGGACTATTTATATGGCAAACAAACTTATGAATTCTTTCAAAAATGTGGGGATATCTGACGAAGAATCCAGCCCGCTGGATATAGCAATCAAAAAAGAACAAAAGCGTATTTTAGCCCAAAACTATAAACTCGTTGATAAAAGACTTGTATTGAAAGACGATGCGCCCGCGTTTCTATCTAACTTTTCAATCGCGAACTTCGATCCAGCAACGGTAAAGTTTCCCGGATATCCGTTTTTAATGTCCCTGACTCAAAACCCATTGATTCGCAATGGGGTCCAGAGAATCGCCAACGATATGACAAAACGATGGGGAATACTGACCACCGACGACGAAACCAAAAAAGACAGAATTGCAGAGATTGAAAAGAAACTAAAAAACCTGTCTGTCCGTGAAATATTCAAACAGGCGCAGGTTGCCAACGGATATTATGGTGGCGCGCTTATTTATATTGAAGTGCTGGACGAGAACGGGCAAGCCCCAAGCGATGACGAATTGAAAACACCAATATGGGACAATTCAAACCCAGAATTCGCGGCTATAAAACTCGCGGGCAAGACAATCAATCGTTTGAAAGTAATAGAACCTTGGAACTTCACTGCCCTTGGATATAACACAACAGATCCAACCCACCCCGATTTTTACGAACCGACATATTATAACGTGCTGGGAAAACAAATCCACGCATCAAGATTCTTGCGGATTCGTGAAAACTACTGCCCGCAGATACTTGCGCCAATTTATAATTTCCTTGGAATACCAACGGCCCAGCTGGCATTTGATTATGCCTACGGGTTTGAATCATCAAGAAAATCAATCGTCAAACTTATAACCAAATACTCCCTGACTATATTCGGGACCGACATAAAACCTGATGATAACTCCGTCAGCCCACTTCCGTTTATTGAAAGACGTGTCGGGACAATAGCGAAGTTCAGAAATAACAATTCAATGATTGTCTATGATAAAGAAACCGAAGAGCTTGGGCAGATTAACACACCAATATCTGGTTTGGAAGAGCTGTGGATGAAGAACCTTGAATTGATGACAATCCCGTTCCAATTGCCAATTGTGAAGCTTTTGGGAAGTTCCCCGTCTGGATTCAGCACCGGCGACACCGAACTGACCAATTACTATGACGCAATTTCAACAAATCAGGTGGCCGTGTTCGATACCGAATACACAAAGCTTGCCCAGATGATAAATTTCACAATGAAACAGAGAAACAGAAACTATGCCGAAACTCTTGACATTGGTGTTATGTGGAACCCGATCAAGACAATGACCGACAAGGAAATAGCCGAAATAAATAAACTGAACGTTGATACCGATATACAATTGGTAAGTTCAAACATTATCAGTGCAGGCGAAGCGCGCGACCGGATAGCAAAGTCTGACAAATCCGAATACAACGGAATTGACCCCGAGCTGGTCCCAGAAGTGCCAGAAGAGCCGGACCCGTTTGAAGACCCGCTTGATGAACCAAATGATAAAGGTTTCTTTGGTGGGTTATTCGAAAAGAAAACCGAAGAGAAGTAATAAATGGCCAAGAAAGACATCTTGAACGTTAGTATCAAGAATCCGGCGTTTATTGTAGAATATAACAAAAAGATGCGGAATCTGATAACCAAGTATTACGATGATATAAAAGAAATCATCGATAAAAAATACTATGCAGACCCCGCAAAACTGGATTTTGTAGCCATATTCCAAGAAGTGGCAAAGACAAATTCCAAGTTAAAGTCCGAATTGGCAGCGTTGCCAGATGCGTTTTTTAATAAAAGATTGAAGTCCATAGGGTTTAATCTTGAAAAAAGTATAAAACAGGCGGTGGTAAAACAGGCAGAAAAAGCAAAAACATACACGACTGCTTCGGGTGAAAAGAAAATGGCTGTGATCCCAGCGTTAAAATTCACAGCGACCCGCGAAGAGCGCGCGTTCATGAGAGCGGCAGCCGAGCAGAATGCGTCCCTGATTAAA